ATAGATATCCATTGCAATTTTTTGGATGGGTTCATCGGTTGTGATTTCACCATCATCATTAAATTTGCTGAAGATATCTGACAGATCGATTTGATATTTCCAATTTGCCATAAAAATTCTCCTCTGTTTTGGTTGACTACAATTCAATACTACTGACTGTTTACTGCAACACAATCAGGGAAAACCCTTAGAACTAAATTCCAGGGGTTTACCCTTATGGGGCTGCCTATGGGTTGATTAAACCCTCTTCCAATAATTGTCGAATGGTTCTACCAAAAAACCCTTGTAACCCATAACCTAGGCGGGTATCGTGCAAGTACTGCCACGCCTCCAGTACTTGCTCTTCACTCTCTGCCTCGATAAAACCCTCTGCTAGTCCTACTGCTTGATAACTATCCATTGTCATAATTAATTGCCTTTCAATAAGTTTTTTAATTCAAGTTTTAATACCTTGGCATCATTGCCTCTAAAAGTGCTGGCATTAGCCAAAAAATACATAATGACATTTTTTGCATCATCATAAATATAAGTGTCATTAATGTTATCTAGATATTCCATTGCATCTAAATAGGGTTTTGCTCCGAAATATGGTTTAATCCATACCTTTTTAATATCTCTCGCAATGCTTGAGATTGATCTATTTTCCATTTTTTACTCTCTTTCTGATTTATAAATTAAGTCTTTTAATACTTGCATTGTGGATCTAATTACATTCGCACTAGACTGAATGTCGATTGACTCAGCACTACTCAATACTTCATTATTAAGAGAATGATTTAATTCTCTTAACTGGTTGCGTAATGATGCCAATACCAAATCAGCTTGACGAATTGTCAAATTTAATTCAATATGTTGCATAATTTCTCCTATTAGGGTTTACCCTTAAAATGCTGGGGTCAAAATAAAAAATATAATTTCCCCATATCCATAATATCAATTCTGTATAAAATTCATATTAGGACATTCCCTTAAGGGTAAACCCTGGTTTTGTGCTGGGGTCAAAATGCCAATTATGGGCAAACCCTCCAAAATCGATTTAATGGGGTTTTGGGAGGTTTTGGGTTGACTTGGAATAAGTGTATTAGAGGGTTGACGATCGTTCAATATGGCACGATCTGATCGTTAGGGTTTACCCTTACCGGATTTGTCAATTTCATAATTAATTTGATTTGTCTATAAGGGTTTACCCTTAGGCCAGACTTAGCATAATTTTGGGATCTGGTCTATTAGGGTTAACCCTGGGTTGTGGCTGCCACGCAACAAACCAAAAAAACCCGCCTATTGGCGGGTTAGTATGTTAGTGATTAGGTTATTAATACTTTTTTACCATCTCTACAATTTTAGTAATGGAATTATGCTTATAGCAAAGTAAGCAAGTTTTGCATTGTTGACCAGTACAATTTTGTTGATCTACAAAATCAGTAGATAATACATTATTGAAGGTTTTATCAAAGTGTTTTGGGATTTTATCCATAATAGAATTGATTTTAGGATTGGAATATATCAAAATCAAATTACTAGGTTTTGGGTTATTATCAAAATACTTTTTAATTAATCCATTTTGTTTTGTCCATAATGCAAAATTGCATGATGGATTTTTAAGGGTAATATTAACTAAATTAGTTAAATGAATATCATTAATTAATTCACCATGAGCATTAAATCTAAAAAATGCATCCATTATAATAGGTAATTGATTATCAGATAATATATTACTAGATAACATATTACTATTACTTTGTAATGGGCTTTGCATATTCTTACGATAACTATTAAGCATAATATTAGAATAACATTTAGTGCATATATTATCTTCATTATTACTATTATATTGCTTAATGCAATAATCATTAGTAACTGTATTACTTGAAATAGACTTCAAACCTTCAAGCTTGCCAGTCATAATAGATATATGTACTTTATCCTTCTGTACAAAATTGATTATTTGTTGCATAAATCCTCCAGTTAATAGGCACAATTGCCCTATCTCATATAATATTGGATTGCTTGTCCTATTACTATTAGGGCAAACCCTTAGAAAATAATTAGATCATCCATTGCTTAAATATTAGGCAAACCCTCCAAAATCGATTTAATGGGGTTTTGGCGTGTTTTGTTTTGCGTTGATCTACTTGCATTAGGTGCATTGTGATAATGGCATAGCGTGCGATCTGATCGTTAGGGTTTACCCTGGGCCCGGTGTGGCATAATTACAACAAATACCCTGTCAATTAGGGAAAACCCTGTGTGTTGTTTATTTGCAGCATTGGAAAATAAAGGGTAGATTGTTGCATTGCATCATTGTCGCATTGTTGGTAAATTGTGCCGACTCTCTAGCACGCTCTCACGCACGCATAACAGACTGCTAAGTTAGTAAACACTAACATTATCAGCGTGACTAATTGTTGCGTTGCAATATGTTGCATTGCACCAAGTTAGTAGTCACTAACCTGGCAGTTAGTAAGCGCTCACTTACTTAGCATTATGTTGCGTTGCAATATGTTGCAGTGCAACAAGTTAGCAGCCACTAACTTAGCAGATTGTTGCGTTGCACCATGTAAGTGAGTACTCACTTCAGCCTGGTTAGTAAGCACTCACTCACTTGTCATATTGCTGCGTTGTTTTCTTGCAACATGGCTGGGCGGTGTTGTTTTGACGCCACACCACCAAACTTGACTCCCTGACTCTCGGCCGGGGGAGGCTCCAACCAAAAGCAAGTTCTTTCAATTTCCGCTGTAATTTTTTATTTTTTTTTGTAAATTATTAGAAGACTTGTATAGAACTAGGCTGAAAGCAACATTGAGTGCTATACAACAGGTGGCTTCCCTGTCTGATTCTATACAGAGGGTGGCTCCTCTAACTCCTTAATTAATATAGCTTTCTTGTTTTAAAAGACAGGGTATCCATAGTATCCATAGTATTTTGTTTATTTATTTATTTATTTAATAAAATAAAAGAGATATATAGGAGGTAATATACGTTTTGACCCTGTCTTCTATGGATACCCTGTCTTTGAAAGTGGAATTTACTTTGGAATCAATGAGATAGCTCTGTCACCCTCTGTATAGAACTACGATGAATGCAACAATTTGGGGCGGTCAGTGTATAGAGTTTGCATAAGTAGATGTATGAAAAGACTTAATCCCAAAACAAACCTACCTTTTAAACTTGGTGATGCTTGTCCAGAAGCCTCTGGCAAAGGTCAGCTATTCTTCTACAACTATCGCTCGGATGTGCTTGCCAATGGTTTTCGTGGAGAACGCTGGCTTTATAAAGAAGCTTTTGAAAAGGCATTAGAACGAGATAGGGCAGCGAAGTGTAAAAAACGACGGCAAGCTGGGAAGCTGCCTCGGGTGTTCAAAATGGTACCAGCCCATGTCTAAGTTATATGTTTACCAAATCAAGGGCATCCTTGAAAAGCCCAACAAGGAGATTGGGGGCATGAGGGTACTCTTGTGTTCTAAAGACTTTTTTGATTCAGTTGATGTGCCAGCGAGTATCTTTGATAAAGGCACCCTTAATTATTTAAAGTTTCGATTAAAAGTAAATGAGTTTGTTGATGTGAGAAAGCTACCCGTCCCAATTCAAAACAAAATCCGCTTACCCATGAATCAGTGGTTGGATAATTGGGTAATCAAAGAAAGCGCCATTGGGTATAGCAAGTAACACCCCAGTCCCCGTATTGGGAGGTTGGAAACTGGCGGGTCAGTTAACTACAAAGGACTATGTCTTTTCGTGGGATGGCTATCCACTACCGATTAAAACCATCCAGCACTACACCCCGACCCAGATGTTTGATGTGCAATTAAAAGATGGGGTTTATCTGGAAGTCGACCAACACACTCGGTTTCCAGCGTTCACCACCAGAAACCGCCAGAGAGAATCCCGGCATCAAGGTAAATACAAACGCCATTACATTCAGCGCTATTACACACCAGACGACTTGCTTGAAAAGGGATTGGTAGATAAGCGGGGCTGGAATGTGTTCTCGATTGAAAACACCGATCCAATACACTTTCCCTATGAGGATCATCCTGTGCCACCATTCATTGTGGGATTGTGGGCAGCCAAACAAAAAGGCAAGGTGGTCTTTACCTTTGATCCAGATTGGGTTGACCCAGTGCAAAAGAAGATCCGCGCTTTGGGATGGCACACAGATCGCAAAGGAAACACCCTTACATTTAAGCAATCCATCGGCGTCTCATTTCTAACCCGCTACCCCCAGATCCCAACCACACTGCCAATCGAATACACCTTCGGCAGTATTGAACAGCGGATTGAGTTCCTCAAGGGGATTGTTGCGATGAAACCAGGATGTTATAACTCACGCCTAGATCGGTTTCTTATCTTTTCTCGTGACTTGCGTTTTCTGATCACACTGCAATCGATCTGTGAATCGCTGGGAATGAAGAGCTATGTGTTTGATAATAAGTCATCGCTCACGCACCAACTTACGTTTAAGACCGATATCCAGTTGCACCCCAAGCAACAAACCAAAAAAGGTATCAAGGGTCATAAGCGCCGCATGATAACTAAAGTGGAGAGAATAGATCCCACGCCCACAGTACACATCGAAACAGATGCGCCGTTTGTGGTCGGTCAGGGATTTCTACCAATATGGCATTAAACGCAATCCAAGAAAAGCTGCTTGCCAGCTTTGCAGCAAAACGACAACACTGGCCAAAAGATCAACTAGCTCTTGCGCTCTGGCAAATCCGTTGGGAAGTACAAGCGCTTAAGCATCAGCGTGAGCCAGAAGATAACGAGTATGACATCATGCTCATGCTGGCAGGACGTGGCGCTGGTAAGACCTACACCGCTTCCAATTGGATTGGACAGCGGGCAGCCCAGTTCAGTGGCACACGTTGGTTGGTCACAGCGCCAACCTCCAACGACATTAGAGCAACCTGCTTTGAGGGAGACTCTGGTCTTTTGAACATCATCCCGCCAGAGTTGATTGAGACCTACAACAAATCGCTGTTTGAGATTACGCTTAAGAATGGCTCTATCATCCAAGGCATCCCCGCCTCCGAACCAGAGCGTTATCGTGGTAAGCAGTTCCATGGTGGCTGGTATGACGAGTTAGCCGCGTTCGACTATCTGGACGATGCATGGGATCAAGCGCAGTTCACCATGCGTCTGCGTGACCCTAGGATTGCTCGAGTCCAGCAGATCATCACCACGACACCCAAGCCCAGAGAATTGATCGTGGACTTGAACGAGGGCAAGATTGGTGGTGATGTGTTTGTGGTCAATGCCAGCTCCTATGAGAACCGAGCCAACCTATCCTCATCGTTCTTCAAAGCGCTTGAAACATACGAAGGTACCGACCTCGGTAAGCAAGAGATCTACGGCGCTATTCTGGATCCAGAAGATGCGGGTATTGTTAAACGCCGCTGGTTTAAAACATGGCCAGCCAAAAAGCCCTCGCCCATCCTTGAGTATGTGATTGCTAGTTACGACCCCGCCACCTCAGAGAAAACCGCCAACGACCCAACAGCGTGTGGTGTGTTTGGTATCTTTGAGTCGGTGGACATTGGCACAGCGATCATCCTCTTAGATGCATGGGATCAGCACTTAGGTTACCCAGAGTTGCGTCGTAAAGTAATCAACGATTTTAAAGAAGTGGTGTATGGTGCGGACAATGAGTTTGGTAAGGGTCGTAAGGCTGACCTTATTCTGATGGAAGACAAGTCCGCTGGTATCTCACTGATTCAAGAACTTCAAGGATCTGGCGTTCCTGTACGAGGATACAACCCAGGGCGTGCCGACAAAGTGCAGCGTATCAACATTGTTGCACCGCTTATTGCTAAAGGTAAAGTCTATATCCCAGAGGATCCCGACAAACCCGGCGAGGTAGCACCATGGGCAAAACGCTTCATACGGCAGGTGTGTTCGTTTCCAGAGTCTGGTGGGCATGATGACTATGTGGACGTTTTGTCCCAAGCCTTGCGTGTCTTGCGTGATTCTGGATGGATCCAGCTTGATTTCCTTCCAGCCAGAGACATAGACTACGCAGATGACAAGCACAAACATCGTTATAATCCTTATGCTGTTTAGGGCGGACACCCCGCTATTTTTGCATAAGTAGTTATAGATATGACGATATCCCTAATTAAAACTCCTCATCAGATGATTCTTGAGCAGGCTGGCATTCCTCATATGCAAGCTGGTGGTAAAACTCCATCTCAAGCACAGATGCAAGCAGCCCTAGCTGCAAACGCGCCATCTGCTGGTTTGAACATGGGTGTTACATCTGGGTTAGGTAATGGAAAAATGGCACCAAAGGATTTACCCGAAGGTGTGATGATGCCAATGTATCATGGGAAACCTGAGTTTTATTATTTTCAAGATCCAGCACCAGTAAAGTATTATCGCCGAGGAACTATTCCAAAGCACACTACAAAAGAAGGTTTGGAAACACTACCAAGCGAAATAAACGCCAATGAATTAAAAAATTGGATTAGTGTTATGCGTGCTGGTGAAAAGCATGGGGTTCCCCAGTTCTCACCAGAACAATTAGCTGCCATGGTGTTCAAAGAAGGCAGAACAGATCTTGGATTTAATCAGTTTAATTATCGTGACCCTAAATCTTTAGAAATTTATCGTAAGCTGGTAGACGAAGGTTACGATCCAGCCGCCGCTGGATTTGGACCAGCAATCTATGATGCTCACTCAAAAGCAAAACAATTTGGTGGCGATCCATCAAAATATTGGTTTGGTACTGGTGTTAGTGAAGACAAACAAACTAGCCCTCAGTATGTGCAATCAATGAAAGCAAATTTGGATTATGTTAGCCATCCAAAAAATACTGAACTTTTAAATACCATTCGGGATGCATACCATAATCCTGTCCCGCCTCCTCCAATTCCGGTGATTGATAAAGATGCACCGCAAGAACCTGCACAAATGCCAAATGTTGATATAATGGGCAATGCTGCTGGTTTTAAAAAAGGTGGTAAAGTAAAACCATTTAAAGATATTAGCAAAATGCTAATTCAAAAACACATTTCTGGAAAATAATTAATGGCACGAGCACCGCAAATTCCAATTAAAGCAGGATCTAATTTGCCTTCGTTAGATGTCAACGAAGAAAAAGATACTGAGTTAACAGAAAAAGAGATTGAGAGTTACGCCGAAACAATGGGTCTTGATGAAGAAATTAATCCTCAAGAAGATGTGATTGAGCAAGAAGATGGTTCTGTCATTGTCAATCTAAATCCAACTGAAGGTCCACTCAAAGATCCAGAGTTCTATGCCAACTTGGCAGAAGAATATGACGAAGGCATGCTTGATGCATTAGCCATTGAATTTTTAGATCTGATTGATGTTGACCGTGAAGCACGCAAAGAGCGTGACAAACAATACGAAGATGGATTACGCCGTACCGGTTTAGGTAAGGACGCGCCTGGAGGCGCAACCTTTGATGGAGCCTCTAAAGTCGTTCACCCTGTTATGGCAGAGTCATGTGTTGACTTTGCTGCATCTGCTGCTCGTGAACTGTTGCCTTCAGATGGCATTGTTAAATCCCAAATTTTTGGTGGCTCTAACAAAGAGCGTGCTGAAACAGCCGATCGTAAAGTTAACTTCCTTAACTGGCAGTTAACCGAGCAAATCCCAGAGTACCGTGATGAGATGGAGCAAATGCTCACTCAACTGCCACTGGGCGGATCACAGTATCTCAAATGGCGTTATGACTATGAACTCAAGCGCCCAACCACAGAATGGGTTCCAATTGACAGTATTCTGTTGCCTTACGCCTCAACCAATTTTTATACCTCTGCTCGTGTAACTGAAGTTCAAGATATCACAGAAGATATCTACAAACAACGTGTCGAGCAAGGCATTTATCGTGATATCGAAAGTTCTTACATTTCCGATATTGACAGTGAAGAAGAGAGCCGCGCCAAAAAAGCCAACGATAAGATCGAAGGTATTAGCAAACCATCTAAGAATGTAGATGGTGTTCGTCGTGTTTATGAAATCACTTGCTTCTTACGCTTAGATGAAGATAACGAAACCGATGGAAGACGTGCTCCTTATATTTTAACCATCGATGATTCAACCACTAAAGTGTTAGCACTTTACAGAAACTGGGCATATGGCGATGAAAAATTGGAGAAGTTGGACTGGTACGTTGAATTTAAGTTCATTCCTTGGAGGGGTGCTTATGCAATTGGCCTTCCTCATCTTATTGGCGGTCTCGCTGCCGCTCTTACTGGCTCTTTACGCGCTCTGTTGGATGCAGCTCATATTAACAACAGCCAGACAATGCTTAAACTCAAGGGTGGACGCATTGGTGGACAAAGCGACAGAATTGAACCCACTCAAGTCGTTGAAATAGAAGGTGCTCCTGGTGTAGATGATGTGCGTAAGTTGGCAATGCCGTTGCCATTTAACCAACCATCGTCTGTTTTAATGCAACTATTAGGTTGGTTAACTGACGCAGCCAAGGGTGTAGTTACTACTTCTGAAGAGAAAATTGGTGATATTAACGCCAATGCCCCCGTTGGCACGACTCAAGCACTGATTGAACAAGGTGCCAAGGTATTCTCAAGCATTCATGCTCGTTTACATCGTTCACAAGCCAAGTCTTTAGCCATTTTATCCCGTATCAACCATTGGTACTTGGAAGAAATGAGCAATGACTCTGGTGAGATCATTGAAATTCGTGATTTTGCTAATAACAATGACATCCGACCTGTCTCTGATCCAAATATTTTCTCAGAAACACAGCGTTTGGCTCAAGCGCAAGCCATTTTACAGCTTGCACAGTCAGCACCACAGCTTTATGACATGCGTGAAGCCCATTTACGCATCCTTAAACAGCTTAAAGTACCTAACATTCAAGAAATTTTGCCAAATCCAGACGGAGTGGTGGAATCTAACCCCGCTTTGGAGAATGTTTCCATGGTTATGGGCAGAATGGCTGCCGCTTTCCCCGATCAAGATCACTTGGCTCACATTAGAACCCACTTAATCTTTGCAGTTGATCCAAATTATGGTGGAAGTCCCGTCATTGGCCCAGGATTTGTGGCACATCTTTTACAACACATTCAACAACACATTTCTTTGCATTATTTGCAGTCTATGCGCAACTATGTGGCAGATGCTGCTGGTGGAACAGACGAATTTAAGCTTAATGAAGAGCGTACTCTGGATAAAAAGAGCCAACAAGCATTGGCGATTGCCGCACAACTGGTTTCTCAACAAAGCCAGCAAGAATTTGCATCATTCATGCCAGTAATTCAGCAATTAGCACAAAAAGCACAACAACAAGCTCAACAGCAAATTGAAATGCAAGCTTTGGCGGATCCAACTGCCAATGTGTTGATGAAAACGCAAATGGCTGAAACCCAGCGCAAAGCCCAAGAGTCACAAGCTAAGTTGCAAGCACAATTGCAAGAAGCGCAAGAAAACTTTAAGATTCGTGTGGCTGAATTGCAACAAGATGTACAAGAGTTGCAAGTTAAGTATTCAACTCAAACGAACATCGATAACCAGCGTAATGCAACTAATGTGGCAATGGCTAACATCAACAACGCCGCTAAAGAGCGTGTTGCTATGATCAATGCCAATGCCCAAATGAGTCAACAGCAAGTTGCCCTAGATGCTGAGCAAAATGCCTCTGCTATGGAAGCAATTAACGCAGCTAACGCAGACATCCGTCAACATGGTTTAGCAGTTCAGCAACAGGCATTCCAGCAACAAGCCGCACAAGTTCAAAATCAATTAGAAACACAGCAAGCTCAAGAACAACATCAGCAAGAATTACAGCAAACCGCTCAACAACATGCTATGGGCTTACAACAAGCCCAGCAAGAGCATGTCCAAGGTTTGCAGCAAGCCGATCAAGTTCATCAGCAACAAATGGCTCAA